CGGGGCGCGCCCCGCTTGCGCCAGCCGGACCTTGAGGTCCCTGAGGCCCCTGAGGACCGACTTCGCCGCTGCCGCCACCGCCGCCGGCGCTCGCGATCCTGACCCATTGCCCTGGGTTCGCTGCAACAGCGCTGGGTAGGAGAACGGCGTACAGATTTCCGGTGTTCTCGACCAGCCTCACGTCGCCCAGGACACCCGAGCCCAGTAGCCCGGAGGCCGCGACAGGACGTTTCCAGTGCCAGTCGAGCAGCTCCGTGTCGGGGTCGATCTGGTGAGCGCCACCGATCGAGCGATTGACGGGCGGGGGGCTTGTATCAGTCGGTTCGAGACTGGCGAAGGAGACAACGTGGCCGGCACTCGCGAGCGGATACTGCGCGATGAAGGACCCGCCTCCGAAGTCACCGCCGATCGAGACGTAGAGGTTGATGAACGGCGCGCTCTGGAGGCCGCCCGAGGGCAGCGTCACGAGCAGCGTCGAGACCCCGACGGTCGTGTTTTCTTCCCCGGCCGGCGGATGCACGTCGCACTGCGCCTGGACGCTGCCGTCATCTGTGAAGGTGTCGATCGTGCCGGTCGCCAGCAGGCAGTAGCTCCCGCCGCCGATCGCGCGATAGAGCCGCCAGCTTTTGCCGCCGGCGCCGGCCATACCGAAGGCGAGCGCAGAGAGCTGGACGCGCCCCGAGGCGAAGCCGGGCGCGCGCTCGACGCTGACCGCTGGTCCGAGCTGGGTCTCGCCGCCTTCGCCGTCGGTGAACGTCGTCGCGTAGAAGTAGGTGTTGACGAGCAGGGAGCCGCCGGTGTAGTCAGCGGCTGCGCTCGGTGCGGCCTGGGGAGATCCGACCTCCCCCTGGGTGGAGACGGTCGCCACGGGCGACAGCATCGTCTCTCCACCATTGGAGTCTTCCAGCGTGTAGCCGACGGAGATGTCGAGCCCCGCGCCGATCGTGCCGCCGGAGGCGATGATCGAAGCCCCTGGGGGCGTCGAAGGACTCAGCAGACCATTCGAGCCATCGTGCCGATGCGTCTTCGCGCCGATATGCAGGAAGTGGTCGATGACCTGACGGTCGGCGTCAGTGTAGACACCGCTATCCGTATCGAGTCCCTCTCCTGGTTCAAGTACGGTCAGTCCGGCAAAGAGTGTCTTTTTCATCTTCTTCTCCTAGCCAACCCTGACGGGATCGACGATTAAGCGACGGAGTTTCCATTCAACTTTGAAGTTACCACTGGTCCTTGCTTTCTCAATAACTTTGTCACTCGCTACGAGTTTTAATTGCCGCTTAGTTGACACAACACTGGCGACGAGGAACCCTGTGGCAGTCGGGTTTTGTAAGACAGCTGCCCAATTGTCACTCGCCACGACGGCACCGATTGCATAGGAATGAAGACCAGCGGAGTTCACCGTAGCGGGAAGAATCATTTGGCCCTGGATCGTGATGTCGTAGTCACCCTTTAGGGGTACTTCAATCGTTAGCGGGTCGCTGGGGAGGGATTCATAGGCAACTTTGTTCGTGAGTTCTCGCGCGGTATCACTTTGTTCCTCCAGTGGTGGCCCACCAATCTTTTTCCACGGGAATGGCTGAACGCCGTCATTTATCAGATGCCAGAAGACGCTGGCAGTCACCTGGAAAATACACCTAGAACCCAGTGGTGCTCCAACGGGTAGCGACCCAACGAGACCATAGTCCTTTGCGTTGCTATCCGAATTACCTAGTTGCATCCAGTGTGAGCGCCCCGCTTGGTCAATCAATGACATATCTCCCGCAGGGCCGGTGAGTCCTATGGAGCCAGAGCCACCGGTTGCGCTTTCGATCAGCGCCCTGAAGCTGAACCCGCTCGCGGGCGCAGGCTGTGGCAGGGCTAAACGAACCTCATGTTTGTTGATCGCCAACGCACTTGCCGATAACTGAGCCTCAAGAGTGACACCGGCTGAGCTGAACCATTGAATCGACTCTCCCTCTTTCAGGTGCGTGCCACTTGCAAGTCGTGTCCATGCGCTTGCCGCTCCGGCCGACGCACTTAGAACTCCGTAAAGTTCACCATCCTGCTCGGCCATTTTGACATCACCAAGGACACCGGAACCGAGCGACCCAGATGCGTTAACCGGCGGCTTCCAGCTAGCACCTGGACCTTGAGGTCCGATTCCTCCGGTAGAACCCGTTTCGCCTGTTGAACCTTTCGGTCCTTCGGCTCCGGTGTCGCCTTTGACGCCTTTTTCACCCTGCGAACCCGTCGCGCCTTTTTCACCTTTTTCACCCTGTATACCCTGTGGGCCGGTCAGCCCGATGGCACCACTTGCGCCACTGGCACCCTGTGGACCGGTCAGCCCGATGGCCCCGCTGGCGCCACTTGCTCCCATCGGACCCTGCGGACCCGTCAATCCGATGGCACCACTAGCTCCGCTTGCACCTTTAGGTCCCACGGGTCCTTCAATCCCCTGCGGACCAGTGAGGCCGATAGCTCCGCTGGCACCCATATCTCCAGTCCGATAGAACTCCACCGAGACGAGATCCAAGCTGACAAATGCGCCGCCGTGGGCGACATGTTCAATTACAAGCGTATCCCAGGTACCTTTGTCCGTAAGTACACCAGTGGCTTTAAAGATCGCGAAGACGGCTGGTGTGCCAATCTTTCGCACCACTATTGTGCCCCTGGGTTCACTAGTGGAGTCATCGAACGTCGCCAGGTACGCCGCGATCGCGCCGCCATCCTTGTCTGTCTCGCTGATGAAAAGTTTGGTCGCTTCAGCGATGGATGCAGGGAGTTTGTTGAATTTTAAGATGCCAGCGCCTGGTTCGGTTTCTTCGATGTTCGATCGGTATTCGTAACGCAGGCTCGCCCAACGTCCTTCGGGACCTGTCAGGCCAATCGCACCGCTCGCCCCGCTCGCCCCTTGCGGACCCTGCGGACCTGTCAATCCGATCGCGCCACTGGCCCCGCTTGCACCCTGCGGACCTGTCAGTCCGATAGCGCCACTCGCTCCGCTTGCCCCTTGCGGACCTTGAGGACCGGTGAGCCCGATCGCACCGCTGGCTCCGCTGGCACCTTTCGGTCCCGGCGGTCCTTCAGGACCTATGGGTCCGGTGAGACCGATTGCACCGCTGGCTCCGCTCGCCCCCGTCGGTCCAGTCGGTCCCGTCGGTCCGGCAGGTCCTTCCGGCCCCTGGGGTCCGACCGAGCCACTGCCACCGCCGGCGCTGGCGATGCGCACCCATTCCGATGCGCCGCTGGCGAACGCCGACGGAGAGAGGACCGCATAGAGCTGTCCGGTGCCCTCGACCAGCTTGACATCGCCGAGGGTCCCCGAGCCCAATGCGGCCGAGGAGAGGACCGGGCGCCTCCAGTGCCAGTCGAGCAACTCCGAATCGGGGTCGATCTGGTGCGCCCCTCCGATCGAGAGGTTTACCGGTGGCGGGCTTACGTCGAAGAATTCGAGAGCGGGGAAGGCAGCGACGTGACCCGCGCTCGACAGCGGGTACTGGCCGAGCAGGGCAGCACCGCCGAAGTCGCCGGTCGTCGAGGCGTAGAGGTTGATGAAAGTCTGGCCGACGGATCCCGATGGAAGTGTGACAAGGAGTGTAGAAATACCAACCGTGGTGTTTTCTTCGCCAGCCGGTGGGTGCACGTCGCAGTTGATCGCAGCGGTTCCATCGTCGATGAAGATGTCTTCCGTCGAGTTACCGGTCGCGAGCAGCGAGTAGGACCCACCTCCCGTTGCTCGGTAGAGGCGCCACCCTGTCGCGCCGGCGGCAAGGAGACCGTTCGTGAGCTGCGAGATCCTGATCTGGCCGGAGGCGAAGCCAGGCTGGCGCTCGGCGCTGACCGCCGGTCCCATCGGCGTCTCGCCGCCTTCCCCATCTGTGAAGGTCGCTGCGTAGAAGTAGGTGTTGACCGGGAGCTGGCCGCCCGTGTAGCCAGCGGAGGCGCTGGGCGCCGCGTTGGGCTCCGACACAGGTCTCGGCGTGCTGACCACCGTGACCGGCGAGAGCATCGTCTCGCCGCCGTCAGCGTCCTCCAGCGTGTAGCCGACGGAGATCGAGAGCCCCGCCGCCAGAGCCCCGCCCGAGGCGATCACGCTGGCCGCTGGCGCCCCCGAGGGGTTCGTCAGGCCCGCGGCGCCTGTGTGCCGGTGGGTCTTGGCGCCGATCCTGAGGAAACGGTCGGTCGTCTCTCGATCGCGGCCGGTGAACGCCCCGTTGTCCGCGTCGAGACTCTCCCCAGCTTCGAGGACCGTCAGGCCGGCGAAGAGCGTCTTTTTCACGGGATCAGCTCCTCGTCACCGAAGGTGTTGAGAGGCTGGCCGAAACCCTGGAAGCCGAGGTGGACGGCGCCCTTGAACTTCGTGGCCTGGTCAGTGCTCGCCACCCCGATCGCCACCTTTGCGCCAAGCGTTTCGTTCCTCTCGTTCGTCTTCCAGCCCATCACCACGGCGGTGATCGAGACGGGGATCGGGGTATACAGCTCGGACCCGACAGAGATGTGCGGCCGAGTCAGAGGCGAGTCACGTTGCCCGGTCGCATCGACGAAGACAGTGGCGAAGGTCAGTTCGAGCTGCTCCCAGGAAAAGAACTCCTCGGCCACACCGGAGACGCCGACGACGAACTGCTCGTCGCGCTCGATGAGACCGTCGGCTTCGGCCTTCTGGTTAATCCGCTGCGTGTCGCGGACAGCACCGATCCGCAACTGCTTGATCGAGCGCTCCAGCTTCTGTAGTCCGGGCTCTGGCATTAGAAGTGGATGGGCTTGGTCCAGGGTCCGCGTGCGATCGGGTGTGGCATCCGCGCGCCTTCGTTCAACACTTCCACCAGCTCCTGGCGGGTTTCCTCGATGATGTCCACGTCGATGAAGCTGCCGCCGAGGTTCATCTTGAACTGCGTGTCTTCACCGGCGACGAAGGTCCAGGTGCGCTGGATATTCCAGATACGAGTCGAGGTTCCCGTGCCGCGGTCGAAGAGCAGCGTCTGGTGATCGAGGTGGATCAGAGGCCAGCACGGGATCTCGATTTCACCCTTTGCCGACGCCAGTGCCGCCCGGTAGGCGATGAGCAGGCAGGCGACTTCACAGAGGTAGGTTTCATCAAGGAGGTAGTCATAGTTCAGCTCCGGCCGGCGCAAGTGCGCGCCGCCGCTGGCGCTGTCGCGAGCCCACACCGGCCTGTAGCTCGCCTGGTAGCGCTTCGAGCGATCGGCGCCGAGCGCGTGGATGTGCTCGGGGTCCGTCTGGACGATCTTGTCCACGACCGCCTTGCCTCGCACCCGGATTGAGTCGGGTAGCTCGTTGGTGTCGAATTCAGCCTGCACACCCTCAAGGAGGTTGTCGTCTCGAACCGACTCGATCGACTCCGGCGGTTCGTCGGCTATCGAGCTGGGCTGACGGAAGACGGGCACCCCCATACTGAGGTTCGTTTTGTTGCCGGTCGTCAGGTCATCCACGTCGAAGTCATCGGGAGGACGCACGTAGAAGACGTAGCTGACCTCTTCTTTGATGTGGTTGATGATGTCCATCAGCTTTTTTGAGCGATCGAACACCACCTTGTCGCCAAGTCTCACGCCCGTGTTTTCGATTTCCCAATCGTGGAAGCCACACCACTGCAAGACGACCTTGATGATGTCGGCCACGTCGTCCACCAGGATCCAGTGCTGCCGCTTGGCCTGGTCGGGAATCTCGACATCGCGGATACGACAGGTCCTGACCCCAGCTCGGTAGCAGGAGTTCTTCCCGCTGTCAGTCGCCGCTTTGTGGAGATTGCGGAACCAGATCCTTACCTTGGAGCCGTCTCCGCAGAGGATCTTCTGGCCGGCGTGGGTGATCGGATAGGTGGTTATGGATTCGCGAACCCCCGGCACCTCGTTCGTGAAGGGTATTTCGGTACCAGGAACCTGACCGAGCCCTAGATTCACCCAGCCCTCGCCGAGGTTTTTGCTGTTCTCTATCCTCGCCTGACCACCACCTGGAACGTTGTCGTTGGTGGTGAATACCGACACGAACATCTCCATGTTGGTATAGGCCGGGAACATCTCCAGCTTGATGTACTTACCGGCCGGCAAGGGGAACTCGATCCACTCGATCTCTTTCGGGTCGCTGTGTTCATCAGAGATCCAGGCGCTCTTCTGTGAGCCGTCTACCGCTGCTTCGGCCGGGCCGCTGGCTTTGTGACTCTTCGCCCGCGCCTGGTTCGCAACGTTCGGTCCCTCTTGGATGGTGACGCGATCGGCGAAGGTGATGGGGTCGCGGATCCAGAGGTTCTTCGCGTCCATGAAGACGTTCTGGTCGGAGATGAACTGCCCCATACTCCGCATCGTCACGACGATCGAGTCGGGGACCGAGGTCAGGCTCACTTTGTCTACGAGCCCGCAGTGCAACGGGAAGACCGCCTCGCCGTAGCCAGCGAGGATCACGATCTGAGTGCACTTGTCCTTCCAGGTGTTGAACCACGAGTTTTTGTTGCCGGCCTTCTCGCCGCGGGAACTACGGTGGCCTCGCTGGGGGCTGTAGAAGCCGCGCTCGATCAGGTGGAAGAGGGCGCCGAGGTGGCCTTCCTCTTGAACCATCGCGATGTTGTCAAGCGTCAGCGTGACTTGCTCGATTCCGTTCTGGGAGTAGTCCTGGTCGCCTTTGGCTTCCTTGATCGAGGGAACCTCCTCGAAGTCGGTGTCGGCTATCCATTCGCCGTACCAGACATCATTGGGTCCTCGCAGACCAGGGACGAAGGCGAACACGTCTTTGTCCGGCAGGCGTTTGTAGTGGCGCCGGAGGTGACCCTTGCGAACGAAGGCACGGATCGTCGGCCGCGCATCTCCGACATGCTCCATCGAGAGCCAGCGGTGCCGCTGTACTGCGATCTCTTCTGCCGTCAGGGTCACGGAGATAGGCCCACTAACGCCCCAGCACGGACCTTGACGACCTCCATCGTGATCGTGTAGGTCCAGTAGTGCAGGGGCACGTTTGCGAAATCCTTCGGGTTCTTGACGGTCGGTTTGCGGACTGGTTCGAACTGTGTGATGACGACCTCGAATTCTTCGCCGAAGAAGTCCTTGTAGTAGATCGTCTGCGATTCGCAGAGTTGATAGAACCGCCACATTTCTTTGTACTGCGAGAGATGTAGGATCTTTCCGCTGTACTTCAGAGTCAGTGGTCCAGGCTCTCCCTGTTGACGGATGAGCCCCGTCCCGGCGGTGTTGCCGGAATGATTGATCGGTCGGCTCTTGCCGACGGCGCTCTCCTCATCGTGGCCGATTTTCCACTGGTATTCGAACCCGGTCAGCGGATCTATGAACGTATCCCTCATGCGACACCTGCCGATCGTGCGGCCGAGTCCGCGGCTCCGCCAAGGGCCTGCCCGATGGCCTTGCCGACGACGTTCGGATCGCTGGAGTAGTTTTCGATGTGGAAGCTGTTCGTCTGGTGGATAGTGGCGCCGCTCCCGCTACCGCCGCTCAGGACTGCTCGACGGATGTCATAGGCAGTCGGTAGGGAGAAGTCACCCACGTTCAGGTCGAAGCCCTGGCCTTCTGTCGCGAGCTGCGATTTGAGGGAATGGATCTGTTCGCGAAGGTGGCGCCGGGCAGTCACACTCAGTTTGTAGGTGTGCAGGAGCGTTTCGAGTTGGGTGATCTCTTCCTGTGTAGAGATTTTCGCGATGCTCGCCTCGAACTGAATGCTTTCCAGCCTGGCGTTGGCCACTGCGTCTCGTTTAGAGGCGATCGCCCCAATGAGCCCTTGCTGTGCACTCAGTTTTTCCAGCGGGGTCTGTGCATGGGCAACGTCATACTTCGCTTTTTCGACCGCGATCTTCGCTGCCTGCGCCGGGTTGCTGGCGGCGTTAGCGCGAGCTTCTCGAATCCCGAATTTCGCATCGGCGATCGCGGTGGCTTCGGCGATGATGTCGTGAGCGAGCTGGGCTTCGGCCTGTTTGACCTGCGCCTCCAGTTCGATGATCGTTTTCGGGTCGAAGGCACTACGGTGTGCTTCCTCGAACCGCAACTGCGCAAGTAGGCCACCGGGTCCACTGAGCGCAGCTTTCTCCTTCGGGACCTGTTCGAGGAGACCAGCGGAGGCGAGGTTGCCCTTGGCCTGGAGAAGCCCGAGCTGGTTCTGTATGAGCTGCTGCTGCGCGGTCCGCTGTTCGGTGATGAGCTGGAAGACCTCTTGGGAATCCCGCCCATACACTTTGATCGCCTGGGCGATTTCTTTCCCGAGGAACCGGAGTTTCTCTTCGGTCTGCTTGATCGGGTCGGCCGTCTGAGCCTCCAGCGCACCCTCTTCTGCACCGCGGAGTGCACTGTTCGCCTGGAACTCTTCCTCGCGCAGTTTCTGGATGATGTCCCTGACCAACCGTTGCTTCTCTGACTGCTGGTCGGTGAGCTGTTTGAGCTTGTCGCTTTCGATCTTGATCCGGGTGTCGAGCTTTTTGAGAGCCTCAGACACTTTCGGAGTACCAGGCGCGATCGGTCCAACGAAGTGTTCAGCTTTGCGCTCTTCCTCTTCTTTCAGCGCATCCCGTTGACGTTTGAGACCCGCAACCGACTCCTGTTGTTTCTGGAGTTCACTGTTAGAGGAGGTAGAGAACTGCCGATAACGCGAGAGCGCCTGTGAGTAGGCTCGATTCCGATCCTGCGGAGTGCGCGCGAGGTCGAGGCTGTACTGGAGTTCGCCGGCGATCGCCTGCTGGACCCCCGAGAAGTAAGCCTGGCGCGCCTGGTCGAGTTCCTGTATGGATTTCGGGTCATTCGCGCTGCCAATTTTTTGCACCTGCGCCTGGTAGATCAGCGCGAGCTTCTTCGCCTCGACGGCGTTGAACTGAATGCCTTCCTGTCCACCGAGCTGACCGAGAGTGGCCTGGAGACGTTCACCGATCTGCGAGCTTTTCAGGCTCTGTAGGGATTCGACGAGGTTCTTGTTCGAAGCCGTGTCAGCCTGGACTTGTTTGAGTACTGACTGTGCAGCTTTTAGTTCCTCATTATGCTTCGACGAAGGGGCAGAATGTTCCAGCTCCCGTTCATACTTTTCGAGGGCTTCGTTGATTTCCTGTCGTGACTCGCCGGACTTTTTCACCCGTTCGATGTCTTTGACAATTTCGCCCACGAACCGGTACGGCACCGGCTTATGTTCTTTGCGAGCCCGCTTCTGGAGCGCGACTATGTGTTCGATATTTTCCGCTTCGGCAGCTTCGAGTTCGGCACGTTCTTCACCGATGCCCTTGCCACCGCCGAGACCCCCGGTCGGTATCGGGATGGGTCCAATAGTGGTGTGTTCAGTGAGGGCATTGGTCAACCGATCGGAAAAGGTTTCGCCGCTCTGCGCACCTTTCTGGAGTGATTTGAGCTGGTCCGTTCGACCTTTGGCGTTGTCAGCGATCCGACTAATCTTTTCGAACTCGTCCCCGACCTTGCTCGCCTCGTTGTCGAGCAGTTCGGCGATGAAGCTGACAGTGAAGGCGGCGAAGGCAAGAGAGCCCGCACGGCTGAGCAAGTTGTTCATGGTGCCGCCCATCGCCGTCAGGCCACCGCGGAGACCGCCGAGCTTGGTCCCCAGGCTGGTGATCCTCGTGCTGGATGTTCCAACGGCAACCGTTGCGGCCTCTGCCTCCTGACCCACCGCCGGCGGGATGATGCCGCGCCCTTCCATCTGCTTGACCGCCTCCAGCTCCTTGAGCTGGGAGGGAAGCGGCTCGCGGCCGAGTACCACCGGTGGTTTGGTGCCGCCTTTGCTGAACCCGGCCGGGACCGGATAGCCGAGCCGTTCGGCCTCCGCGATCGTTGCCTGTGTGTTGAGCCCGCCGATGATTTTCTTGCGTGTGACGGCAACGGAGTTCTGCACCGTGGCGAGCCGAGTGGCCACGTCGGCTTCGTCGATCCCGAGCTTGTAGTTCGCCGCCCAGGTAGCATCGACCTCGCGTCGAGCGACTTCAGCCCGTTTGGCGGCCTCCGCGACCTGTGGAGAGCCGGTGGGGTAGACACCCTGAGCGCTGAGTAGCTCCGCGTTGGCCGCTTTCTCGCCGCCGAGGGCGCGGCCATAGCGAGTCTCGCCGCGGTAGCGAGATGAGCGGATGCTGGACAGTTCTTTCTGGAGGGCGCGTTCCTCGTTGAGAAAGCCCTCCCTCGCCTGCTTGGCGTAGGCGGTGGGGCTTTCGTGGCCGAAGAGAGCCGCCACGCCGCTGCGAGCCGCCCCTGGGGTGGCGCCAGGGCCGCCGGCGATCGACTCGCCGAGGTTCAGTCGAGTCATCGCCTTGAGCAACAGAGACGCCTGGAGCAGGTAGGCCAGTGTGGTCTGGAGCCCCTGCGGCAATCGGTCGAAGGCGCCTACGAGGTCATCGACGATTTCGAGAGAACCGTTCAGCAGTTTCAGGATCAGGCCGAGCGAGTCGAGCAGGTGACCCTGCGCCAGGCCGAGCCCGATGTTTTCGAGTGATACTCCGATTTTCGTGATCTGCTCGGAGGTCTTTTCGAGTGTGATCTGTAGCTGTTCTTCGGCAGCACCGTGTGCCGGCCCTTTGCCGGTCTCTTTGAAGACTTCGTTGAACAGTTTTTTGTTCTGGAGGAAGAAGCTGCCGACGCGGGCTCCGTACTTCGGACCGAACAGTCCTTCCGCGATCGCCCTCTGGGTAGTGGACGATTTACCCTGCGCCGCTTCAATCGCTTCCTTGTACACTTCTTCAATCGAGTGCTTCGCGTCGATCTTCGGGTTGACGCCGAACTGTTCGAGGATGGATTCGTTTTTCGGCGTCCCGATGAAGTGCGGTGAACGCTGGATCGCAGTGCCGATCACCGTTCCCGGCTGGCCGGAGACGTGCTGCAAGGTGGTGATGAGCGCGATCAGGCCATGTACGTCGCCGCCGGCAGCTCTGAAGGCACCGGCCGCGCGCCCGACGCCCTGCATCAGGCTCGGCAGGTCGATCGCGTAGCGCTTCTGCGCAGTCAGCAACTGGTCGAACAGTCCGGCCATCGCCTCCGCTGGGAGGTGGAACCCCTGGATGATCGAGATCAGATACCGAGTTGCCGTACCAGCGTCGATCTCACCTACCTTGATCGCATACAGTGCCGATTTGGTAGCCAGTAGAGCGTCAGCCTGGTTATGGTAGGCTTTGCCCAGTTGGAATGCCGTTTCCGTAACGGTGTCAATCGGCAGGTTGAATTCTTTCGACAGTTCACTGATTTCTTCAGTTGCCTTGTGAACGTCAAGGTCGTTGATGACCCGACTCATCTGAGTAACACCGGACGTGGCGTCGATCGCGCCGGCTTTCAGGAATTTGAGCGCATCGAAGGCGAAGTAGACCGCCGATCCCGCCAGGATCCAGCCGCCGAACTTGGCGATCGTCCCCGTCACCTGCTGCCCCAGCTCCCGCACCGTGATAGAGCCCCGTTTGGCCTCTTCGATGAACTCGTTGGTCAGGGCGCCGTTGGTGCGCATGTTGCCGGCGCTCTGGGCCATTGCCTGAGCCATCGTGCGCTCGGCCTGGGTTGACTCGCCCTCGGCGATCGCGAGCTGACGCTGACGGGCAGCCAGCTCGTCCGTCGCCACCCCGCGGGCTTTGACCTCACTGGCGCCGCCGGCGCTCTCGGCCGCGGGAGCGACCCTCGACTCGACGCTCGACGTGGATACCCGGCCGGCGCGAACCTCCTGCTCGTAGGCAGCGAGGTTCTCGGTACTCCGGCGCATGTCCGCGAGTAGGCGGGCTGCTTCCTTCTCGAAAGCGCTGAAGTCGAACGGAGGAGTCACTCGATAATCATGTCCTTAGCGAGCGAGTTCTCTGTCATATCGGTTGACACTGTGTCGCCGCCGGCTTCGGCCTTCCGCTTCTCCTTGAGCCGGTCGAAGTGTGCAACCAGCTCCTTGTCGTCGAGCCATATCTTGCGTGGGGGCCGGTCCTCTTCCGGCATTTCCTCGAACCCGAGAAAGATCATCGACCTGCGGATTAGATCGAAGTGCTGGCCAGGCATTTCGCGAATATCCTCGACACCGGGCGGCAGCAACAGATGTGCTGTGCCCATGTCGCGTGCAATTCTTACGGTGTCTAGCCATGCTTCACTGAGGACTAACCTTTTAGGGAGTCGTTCGCCTCTTTCTCCAAGTCGGTGATAGTTGTCGCGATCGCCTCAAGTACCTCGGGGGGGGCGGCAGTGAACTCGTTGATGTGCGGGAACACACGTTCATTCGGGAAACCTTTGTCGGACGGTTTCGGCTTGAACGTGCAGATGTACCACTCCCACTTACTGTAGGCTTCGGTGCGAGAGGCGTTCCCCAGAGCGTCGATGCGCTGCTCGCGAACGATGTCGCACAGTTCGTCGATCGTTTTCTCTTTCACCGCCTCGCGCCGCGGCTCCTCGATGTCATCTCTGCGAGCGTTCACGAGATCCGTGTGGTCTTTGATGTGGGTCTGGAGATGCTCGAATTCCTCCGTCGGCCGCTCGTCCTCGGCCATCTCCTCCAGAGCCCGCAGCCGCTCCCTGTCGTCGTCGATCGTCTTGTAGTCCTCGTTCTCCTCGGCGACCTCCTGCAAGGCCCGGAGATGATCTTCGAGGAAGTTCTTGCCCGTGATCTCTTCGATCAACGAGTCGCGATCGTCACGAGCCTTGAGCGCCTCCAGTTCGCCGTCGAGGATCACCCGCATGTCCGAGTCCTCGTCGCGCAGGATTCGCAGCCGCCGCGCAGCCGCCGCTCCGGCCTTTTCACGCAGCGTGTCGCGCTCGAACTGGTTGGGGAGCCGGCACCACCCGTGGAAGTGATCCCGCTCCGTGCAGGCGCCGTCCTCGCGGTGCTCGCACTCCTCCGCTCCCGGCCCGACATGCAGGTAGGTGGAGAACCGATGCATCTTCACCGGCGTCGCATCTTCCGCGACAGTGGTCTCCGCCTCGGGAGCCTCTGGGGTTGCTGTGGTCTCGGTCATCGCTGTTTCCTTTCCGTTGGGGCCTGAGCCCGCTTTGCCTTTGCCTGGCCTTTCGGCCGCCGAGTCCGTAGTGCGCGGCCGAAGCCGCTATGTGGTGAGGTCTAGGGCGCTTCGCCCTTGAACTCGCTGAAGGTTCCGTTGACCGACTGATACGCGAGCGCGAAGTCGGTGGCCGAGTTGACCTGGGCCTGCTCCCCTGGCGGCTGGAACTTCGCGTCTTTGACGCGCACCGTCTTGAGGATTTCCGACGGTTTCTTCGGGTTCTGGATCTGCACGTCGAGCTTGACCGTGTGATCGTTGAACCAGCCGAAAATCTCCGATTTGGAGACGCCGGTGATCTTGTTCATCACGTTGAAGAATTCCGCGCGGCTCTTCGGGCGAATGGTGAATGTGCCCGAGCAGTCCGTGCCTTTCACGACGTAGGAGATGATGTCTTCGGTCCCCAGCTCGCGCTCGACTTCGCCTTCCACGCTCGCGTCGAGGGTGAAGGTCTGGCCGCCGCCGATCCGTTCGTCGTTGATTTTGATGACGATGTTCCGGCCGCGGACGGCGCCCGGCAGCGTCTGGGTCGAGGCGTGGACGGACTGCGGGAAGCTCTTGGCCGCGCTGGTGAAGTAGGCGCAGCGGATGTCGGCTTTGTTGGCGGGGGCTTCGACGAACGTGACGACGGCTTTCGAGCCGTTGCCGCCGCTGACGGTGTAGTCCACGCCCTCCGTCTGGAGCTGACCGGCGACGATCACGCCAAACACGTCGCGGAAGGTGGTCCCTTCGGAGCCGCCCTTGCGGTAGTGGACCGTCACGTCGGTCGTTTCGAAGGCTTTCGCGGCGCCTGTGCCTTCGAACTTCTCCTCGCGCGGCGCAAATTCGCCGAAGTAGTAGGACCCACCCGACAGTTCCGCTTTCTGGCCGGCGTCCTCGGTGACGCCGAAGTTGAGCGAGTATTTCGTCGGGTAGTAGCCGGGGATCAGGTAGCCGGCCTCGACGACGCCGGCGGAGCCCGTGGCCGGGTTCTTCCACGGCGAGGCGATGTTGACGAAGCCGCAGTCGAGCCAGTTGTACTCGGTCCCGTTGGGATCCGAGGATCCGGGGAACGAGCCTGAAGCCTGCGCACCGGATTTCCCGGTGAGGAAGGCCATCAGTTCGGTGCCGACGTTGAAGCTCTGGATGCTGAAGGTGAAGTCGGGCTCCTGCGCGATCTTGTCCACAACTTCGACGTTGCCGACCTCGCGGATGGTGTCGATCGGGACGTTGACGTTCCCGAGACCACCCTGCTGAATGCGGTCGAGGACGTTCTGACCTGCTACGTGAAGAATGTCGCCGGCGCGGATGCTCATTGACTAGTCCTTTCCTCGGACGGGCATTCCATCTGGAAAGAGTCCATCAACGATGTCCTGTGCCACGCCATTTTTCGCCTTATCCTCCAGCTCCAGAAGCTCGATCACATCTGTCGCTAGTGCATTCATCTTGCGCCTCACAAGGGCTTTGAACTCGGCCGCCACCTCCTTGGTGACGAGGGGTTCGATTGTCTCCTCGAACACCTCCAACGTTTGGGCCATGTACCTACCCTTGCGCTTTTCGACGAAAGCCTTCCGACTTCCATCTGCCGTACTACGCGCCAAGCCGGTCTCCGCCATGCCCCTCGTAATATACGAGCGGCCGGACAGTGTGATCCCGCGTTCGGCTTGCTAGAGCGAAATCAGAGTGGCGCGAATCGCACGGATCTCACCAAGTGCCGCGTTTTGCGTGTCAGCGAACAGTCGCTCGCGGAAACCCTCGGCGACCGCGGCTCCATCGCGAAGGAAGTGACGGGCCGGGATCGGTCGCTGGATGTGCATCGGGCCGCCGGCGCCGGCGATGAAGACGGGGTGCTGACGAAACTGCTGCTGGTTGGGAAGGGAGTTTCCCGGCTGGAAGAGGCCGAAGACGACACGGCCGACGTTGTGTGTGCTTCCGAACTCCTGCGTGCGCCAGAAGGGCCGACCGTCGAGCCCCACGACCGTATCCAGCTCCTCGATCGAGCCGATCCCAACGGCGCCCAGCCCCAGCGCGTCGCTTTTTATCGCATCCTCAAGCCGTTTGCGGCCTCCTCCGGGCGCGAAGCCCTGGAACATGCCGCCGAAGACCTCGTGGTCGGGGCGCACCCGCGTTTTCGCGATGTGCTCTCGGACTGCCTGCTCAGAGAGCTTGGCCACCTGCACCGTCGTCTCGATCACCTGGCGCTCCACAAGGGCAGCCAGGGCCTCCGCCGCGACACCCTGGGCCTGATCGCCGGGAAGCTCCTTGCCGAGCGCAGCAGCCTCGCCCAGAAGCTCCAGGCCGGCGATGAGGCCAATCGGCGTGGGCAAGGTGGTGAAGAACCCGCCCTCGTGCTCGTTCTCGCCGCCGAGTTCCGCCATAGGGGGATAGTATCCTCCCCGCGGGCGACCAAGCCAGGGGGCGGGGACCGACTAGTACCTCGCCGGGCCAGCCGTAAGCGCCGGGTCGCCCGCTTTACGTTACGGCGGTCTCGGCCTCGTAGGTGTCTTCGATGCGGAGCTGCACCGTCCAGATGTTCTCCTGCCAGGGCTGCGGATTGTTCACCGGCTGCTTGTTGACGGGCACCGAGACCACCACGAGTGCGTCAATCACAGGCTTCAGGGGGTCGGTGATGTCGAGCAGCGGGATGATTTGGTCGCTGTCGAGCACGAACTTGACCGCGTTGGCGACGTTCTTGCCCCAGTGGTCGTTTTTGCCGAAGACGAAGAACTCGATCGTGTACAGGCGCCGTTTCAGGTTCGAGCCCATCTCCGCTGACCTCGCACCGTCGTCGAAGTTGAACCCCACGGCGACGTAGGTCTTGTCGAGCGGCTCTTCTTTGAAGCGGTCGTGCGGGAAGGAGTCGAGGATCGTCAGCACGTCGTCGCTGTAGCCTTTTTCGGCGAGCAGCCGGCGCAGGTACACATCTACCGACTGAGTGACGTAATCCTCTCGCGTGATGGACATCTACATCCGCTCCACAAATATCTGCATCCGTTGCACTTCTCCCGGCCCGAGTTGATCCGGCATCACAGACTCGATCTTATAACGGTGGTCATACACTTCACACTCGGTTGCGTCTTCTATCGAGTTGGTGTCGAACTCCTCTTTGCTCATCACCAGCAAGAGCATACTGCGGGAGACGATACCTATCGCCTCGTCCTCCGTCGGAGCGCTGAGCCTGGCGTGCACCGGTCGATTGGCCACAGAGCACGTGACGGCCGCGGAGGCGAACCCTGAGGCCAGTGGGGGGACCGACGGGTCGATCGGCACACCGCTGGCGTCCACCGGCACGCCAGGAGGCCACACGGTGGTCGTGGGGGTGAAGAATGGCACCACCTGACCGAACTTCGCCCGGAGCCGCTCCTGCGCGCCTACGTACCCATCGAGATCGGGAGACGGTTCTGCCATCTCACGGGTAGATCACGCCGTCGTTGATGCCACCGAAGCCCGGCCCTTCCACCCAGGGCTCGATCAGCATCGAGGTCCAGCGATCGCGGACCGCGAGCATCGAGACCCAGCTCACGTCTGCTTCCCAGCCGCTTTCGACCAGATTTTCGATCGCCCGATCGCGGTCGGCCCTGAGCTGCCGGAGCCGCTCGACGATCGCCTGCGGGCTGACCTCCCAGATCCATTCGGTCGCCTCGTCTTTGATCGTCTCCGCGGTTTTGCCGCTGAGCGTCCCGTCGGTCAGCCGGTTGTAGAAGTAGGTGAGGGCGGCCTGGGAGACGATGCAGGCAACCTGGGCTTCCGTCAGTGCCGGCTCGGTACGCCAGGCGACGGGCGCCTGGTAGATGGGATCCCGTTCGGCTACCTCCAGCACCGACCCGAACAGCGAGTCGGAGTAGAAGATGATCTCTCCGATCGCGTCGGCGCCGATCGCGTTGAGCTGCTCGTCCGACAGCGTGCTCGAAATCGCAGCGGAGGACATCGCCGTCGGCCCGTCGAGGGCACGACGAAGCCGGGGAATCAACACCCGTGTGTCGCGAAGATCGGTGACGGGTTCCATTACCCCACCGATCCTACGGTTCTATCCGGCGGCTTTGGGAGGCGGCAGCGGCTTGGGGGAGGACCTGGGCTGCTCTTCGACCAGCTCCTCGACGGGCTCGCCGACGGGCTCACCTGGAGCCTCGGCCTCGGCGACCTCCTCGTGGAGAGCCGGCTGCCCCTCCGGGGCTGGACCTTCCGGCGGCTCAGCGGCGCCGACTTCGGCTCCCGCGGACTCATCGGTGATCTCCACCGAATTGGGATCCTCGGGCTCCGGCTCCGGGGCGGGCTCGGGCTCTGGCGGCTGCTCGGCCGGATCGACCTGTGTGTCGCCGATCGGCCGCGAGTGTGCCACGTCCTCCGCCTTGACCTCCAAGGTGAAGGTGCCGTTGGTGAAGGGGTTGTCCTCCTCGTTGCGGGGCGCGTTGGCAGTGAGGACCTGCTCCCGCTCGGTAAGCCAGACCGACTCGCCGGGGTAGACCGCGACACCCTTGGCTTCGTTCTGGTGATCGAGCTGGACTGCACCGGCGACACCGCCCGACGTGTTCTTGAACTTGGATTTCGGTTCCATGAGCCTTGCCTTTCGTGTTTCGCCTTGCTGTACTCAGTCGAGTAGAACCCGATCCGCGGGGGGTCTAGGTGAAGACGATGCGCCCGATACGGCCCTTTTTGGCACCGTAGAGGAGCATCCCGGCGTCGCGCGCCGTTTCCCAGCGAGTGTAGAAGCCCGGTTTCGGGAGCTGCTGCACCTTCGGCTCGTTGCCGTAGTAGGTGAGCCGGCCGGCGTTCTGGCCGACGATCCACAGCTCGTCGTTGGGAAGCACGAAGTCGCCCTCGAAGTTCTCGAAGTTCTCGACCTGGACCACGGGGTAGCCCTTGTAGACGCCGATCTGGCCGGTGTCGAAGATCCGGGTCTTGACTTCGTTCGAGAATTCGAGCCCGACGTTGGCCAGGAGCCGGACGGCGACCTGGGTGCCGAGGATCGTGACCTGGCCCTTGGACTTCTGGGCGACTGGTCCGATCACCGCGTCGAGCTGGGCGCCGGTCAAGCTGGCGAAGGCGAATTCCCCGAAGGTGGAACCGGAGAGGATCGCTTTCTGGACCAGTTCGACGAGGCGGAAGGTCGGGAGCTGGCGCAGCTTCTCTTGGAGCTGCGCGACCAGCTTGTCGAAGGTCCCCCAGAAGTTGGTGACGATCTCGTCCTGGTGAAGGTCGAGAGCCGTGGCCATCTCCTCGCGCGGCATGAACTGCCGCTCGGCGCGGATGATCGAGCTGAGGATCTGGCCGCCTTTGCCCTGCCAGTAGGCCCGGCCTCCGCGGAGGTCCTCTTCGATGTAGTCCACCTCGTTGAGCGCCACCGTCTTGACCTCGATGATCTGAGGCACGATGTCCTGGGCCATGATGTCGGCCCAGATGAGCCCGGTGATGTCCCAGGCGAACTCTTCGAAGTCGGCCGGGTGGCGCCGCATGTGCTCACCCAGAAGTTTGTTCGACCGGTCTTTGAGTGCAGCCTGTTTGGCCGGGTCCTGCTCGCCCGTGATCTGGGCCAGTATGTTGAAGATTCCTCGATCCATGTTGGCTGTTTCTCCCGGTTAGTTCTGAGTGCGACCGAGGAACCTGACGGTCAGGATTCCCTCGTGGGTTGTGGAGTTGACCTCTTGCCAGCGCTCGACCTCGAACAGTCCTTTGGCCACGGTCGCGTTGGCGTTCTTGCACCATGCGCCTTTGCCGGCGGCCTTGCCCGTGGGACGGGTGCCGTTCGGGTTCCATCCGATCAGTTCGCCGGGCGTGTAGGTGTCCGGCACGACCAGGGTCAGGATGAAGACGCCGCTGTAGTGCGCCATGATCCATTCGCCCGAGAGGATCGGCTGGTTTCGGACTTCGTTCGGTCCGAGAGAGTTTGGTCCCATGTTGGGATCGGGGATGTCGATCACCCGCGTCGCCAGGGCGATCTGGTCGATCCCGTCGGCGGCTTCGGCCTTCCGCATCGTCATCACGGCCGTCGGGCTGGAGCCCGAGGCGATCGGCATGACGGGTTCGCCAGGGAGGATTTCCCCGGAAGCCGTGCGGTTGGTCCAGCGCTCGCCGGGGTAAGCGACGTGCGCGTTGGGAAGGTTTTTGACGGAGGTCAGCTCAAAGGAGCCGGCGCGATCCTTGAAGAAAGACATGTCCTTGGTTCTCCTTGTTCTCCGTCGTTACCTAGTCGGTCTTGGTCTCGGTCTTGGGTGCGCCACCGAGAAGTCCTCGTGCGACCGACCTGCGATCGTGGACCGTCGGATCGCCGTCGCCGGCGCCGCCGTCCCCGCCACCCAGGTCCCCGGCTGCGGACGAAGCGATCTCCTCGTGGGAGAACTCGTCACCGCCCTCGTCGCCGCCGGCCTTCGAAATCGCGTCGTCCTTTTTGTCGTCCTTTTTGTCGGACTTGGCGTCGCGCTTGACACCGGCCAGCTCCTCGACCTCCTTGACGCGGTTCTCCCACGCCTCCTCCTCCATCTTGCCGGCGTCGGATTTGAGGTTGGTTTTGGTGGTGTCGCCGAGCTTGGCCAGGAAGCCGTCGCCGAACTTCTCAAGGCGCTCGTCGCGGAGTTTGCTCTCGGCCTTCTCCTCCTCGGCCGTCTTCAGTTTCTTCTCGGCCTCATCTTTGCCCTCTTCGGCCGTCTTCTTGGCGGCCTCCTCGGCCTCCAGTTTCTTGTTGGCCTCGGCGAGATCCTCAGTCGCTTTGTCGGCACGCTCCTTCTCCGCGGCGAACTCCTCTTTGGAGGGGCGGCCCTGGAGGCTTGCGTACTCCTCGCGGCTGATCTCGATCTCGCTCATTGAAGTCTTTCTCCTTGGTGTGGGTCTCTTCTTACCGGTTCGGCCCGTTTCCTTGTGGGCCTTGTCGTGGAACTCTGCTATCTCGTCTTGGAAAACCTCCAGGTGCGCTTTTGGATCCGCCCCTTCTTTTCCCCGAGTTCCGAATAGCAGTCCGGTTCCGGTGAAGACGACATTGCCTAATATACGAGCGCCGAAACCGGCCGCCTCGCTGAGATGGGCACACCAGTTCGCTTTCTCCGCTCCACCGGGCAGCTTCTGGAAGGTCTGACCGCACTCAGCGCAGGAGTAATGCGGGCTGACGCACTCCATCGACTGCATCAACGTCCCCTGCTGATAGTTCTCGTCGATCTCTTCGGCGACCTCTGGGAAACGGTGTCCCCAGACAGCAAGGGTGTTGTCGAGGCGGGCTCTTGGAACGCCGTCCTTGTCGGGGACCAACAGGCGGGTATCGGCAATGACGCCAACGGCCGATCGCGTGTCGTGCATCACCGTCACCGGCATGAACATCGGGGTGACTGACTTGATCGCGATCTCGCCGGCGGTCCACACCTGCCCGTTTTTGTTGGGGGTGTCGGCCTCGACGTACTGACCCTGGAGCCACTTGATGTTCGGGTTGGGAGCCTGGGACCGCAGCTCCTGGGCGAAGGCGAACTCCTCGATCTCCGCGTCGGAGGGGGTGAACGGCGAGACCGGCGAGACGATGTACAGGTGATCGCCGCGCTCGAAAACCGTCGTTTTGGTCGGCTTACTCACTCGTCCGCCTTTCGAGCAGCCTCCAGCGCTTCGGCCGCCTTGATCTCACGTTCGACCGTCTGCTTCAGCTTGGCGAAGTTGGGAGCCCAGATCGTGAACGGGTCGCCGGGGTTGGTCATCGGCTCCTCACCGATCTGTTCGCCGTGCTCGTTGTAGCGAGCACCCCAGAGGACGCAACCGGTGATCTTGACCGGTTTCAGCGTCTGCCCCGGCTTGCGGGGTTTGGGTTTCGCCGGCCTTTTGGCTTTACCTTTTGGCTTTGCCTTACCACTCATGCCGTGATCCCGAAGTTTTTAACGGCTTCCCGTAGAAAGTCTACGGCGGCCTTCAGCGGCGCGAGTTCGGCGGCGGGCGAGGCTATCGCAGTCGCCTTGGCGATCGGTGTGTTGCCATTGACGGCGACGCCGAGTTCTGAAATTCGGAAGATAGAGGGTTTACCTATTGCCGCAATGTGGAATGTATTGCCGGCCGTGAAGTCAAGTCCACTGTCACCCGACACCGTGCCCGAGTGGAAGGCATTGGTGGCAGCGGCGGCGAACGTCTCTACCGTTCCAACCGAGTTCCGAATCAGTTGTGCGCGTACGCTTACGCCTTTGTCAGAGCCAAAGCTTATGATTGGGTCCAGGGTGGTTTCCGAATAGACTTCGAGCAGTGGGGTGGCCAGCTTCGGAGTTTCGGTGCCGATCACCACATGCCCTGCCCCGGCCGCAACTGCAACCGCCGCTTTTTCGTGGCTCCCCTTGACGAGGATTGACCGCAGGGACGAGGAGTCGTCGCGGTAAGTCGAGGTTACAACCGAACCGGCGATCGCGCCGATACCGACATCCCAGGCTGCTGTGCTGGGGTGACCGATAACCAATCCAGCGGCTGAGTTGGCCGTCCCGACCGGATGGAGGTGGATGCCTTTGGTGCCGGGGAGTGTTCCAGCGTAGGTCTCCGGCGTTTCCGTCTCATTATCCGAGACGACCTCCATGCCCGTAGTTCGACCTTCCGCAGTCTCGCGACGACCCATCGCGAACAAGCCCATTCCGGTTCGGGTGCCTTTCCGTGAAACTCCGACCGCCGATAGAGCGATGCCATCGGCGAGTGAATGTGCACCTTCGTGTGAGGATTCAGTGACTGCCCCGAAGGAGCCACCGATCGCCTGCCCCTCAGAGCCTTCGACTGCAAGGGTGGTAACAGTAAGAGCTGCCAACCCTGCTTCCCCCGCCCCGGCGAAGTCAGATTCGAGAACGTTCAGAGTGCGAGAGATCATCATCGCCGGGCCGTAGTCGGTATCCGGTGAGGCTTTGGTGCCGAGTTTGATCTCAGCCTTCTGGGGCGCTGGTTTGTCGGCGTTGTAGACGGAGCGCCGGTCCCCGTCCGACCAGTCGGTGCCGAGGTTGATGATTTTGACTTCAGACGCCTCCTGCGCACCACCGGTGGCCTCTACCGCCGCCAACCGTTCATCGTGGTCGATGAAGATCCGCCGAGCCTGAAGCTCGTCTACACCTCTGACATTTCGGGAGAAGCTGACTACATCCATGCTCTTCCTAATCTACGATCCACCGGCCGGTTCGGGCTCGGGTTTTGGCTCTGGCTCTGGTTTGATGATCTCCACCTTGTCCTCTTTGAGGTGTAGGTGGACCTCGATCGGCACCGCGGCATGCTCCTCGGGCTCCGGTTTCGGTTTCGGATCCGGGTCAGGATCGGGCTCGGGCTCGGGTTTCTCGGGATCGACGGCCACCGCCGCGGTCTCGAACCCCCACCGCAGGGCGACCTCTTCGGCACGCTCCGGCGTCCAGGTGGGCTCGCGGAAGCAGAGGACCTTCGCGACCAGCGCGTTGCTCGGGGTCCGGCCGACAAGCACGGAAAGGCCATCGCCCAGGCGCACCGCTTTGGTCTCGGCGATCTCTGAGTAGCCGGGGTTGACTGGCACATAGATGGTCGTCGCGATCCGCTCGGGCGCCTCCAGCTCCAGGGCCGCCGTCTCGTTGCCCGTGACTCGGCCGATTTTCCGATCGGGGTGATCCTCCAGCACTGCGTAGAGGGTCTCGCCCATCCGCACCACGTCATCGACCTCGGGATCGTCGTCGAACCAGGCTTTGAGCGTTTCCGCCCCCCGTTTGCCGACCACCGTGCGTTCGTGCGCCGGGTCTTTGCCGCCGGGCGGCCGACCGCCCTCTTCCGAGGCGGCGCCGGGGCGCTGGCCGGGCTGATCGGGAGAGGTGTGCGGCACGGTGCCGGGCACGAGCACTTCGTCGTGGCCGGCGGCAAGCTCGCGCTCACGCTCTTGCAGCTCGGCCTCGTAGTCGAAGCCCGCCGCCTCGACCGCCGATTTGCGGGAGATGTCGCCGCGGTCGCGCAATTTGAGCACGAAGTCGGCGAAGTACTGCGAGCCCTGGAGAATGATTTTCTGGAACCACAGCGACGGCGGCGATTTGAGCAGGTCCGAGTTCCGGCGACACGTCTCTTTGTAGATATTGCGGATGACGTGTTTCGCGAGGGTGTTGCGGTCCCATTCGATCACCCGGCTGAAGATTTCCATCTCCGCCTGCATCCCCTCGGTGGTGCTGTTCTCGGTCGAGTGCTCGGCGACGCGCATCATCGCCATGACCATCTTGCGGCCGATCAGCCGGCGCTTGCTGGCGTTCAGCAGCTCGTCGAGCTTGGGGGTGATGATTTCGAAGCTGAGCCGGTGGTCGCCGACGATCAGGCCGACTTTCGAGGCCCGCCTGACGACTTCGCGCAGGTTGGCCACCTCGTTGGGTTTCGCCGGCCGCTGGTCGGAGCCCTTTTTCGCCACCACGATGAAGTTCGAGCCGCCCTGGAGCAGGGCGAAGTCCATCAGGTTCAGCAGCCGCTTGGCCTCCAGTAGCGGGAAGTTGCGGGTGAGGAGAGGCCGCGGATCTCGCCACGCGCCCTTCGGCATCGTCGTCCGCTGCACCACTTTCGGGTTGAGGATGTAGACGACGCCCGACTGCATATAGGCGGCCGGTTCTTCGACCTGGAACGGATCCACGTAGACCTGACCGACGAAGAGGTTCGCCGTCACCCTGTCCTGGCGACCCATTTCGGCTTTGCGCGCCGGCGTGGTCGTCGGGTCGAAGTACTCGCTCAGCCACTGCCGCAGCCGAGCGCTGGAGGGCACGTAGCCGAGCTGGCCGGTGCCGAAGGTGTCGTTGCCGAGCACGCGGATGTTCTCGGACTCCAGCACGCCCAGCATAGGCACGGCCAGCGAGTCGGTTTTCGGCCGTTTCGCTTCGGCGAGGTTGTATTCGAGCTGTTCGCGGCTGAAGAGCATCCCGGTCGTGACCTGAGCTGCGATCAGCCACTCGCGGTACATGTCGGCGAGGAAGCCCTCGATGTTGGACTCGCAGTTGATCTCGCCGAAAAGTGCCTGCGTACGCTCATCTTCGTGCCTGGCCTCGACGCCGTTGGAGAAGGCGAGCCCGATCATCTCTCCGAGCACAGCACCCACGTCGTCATCTCGCTCGGCCATGTAGCGCGCGAGCCGGATTTCCTCGTGAACATTGTTCGGGGACCGGAACTCCGCCCTGGCCATCATCGAGGCACCCGAATCGGTGTACATCTGGAGCGGCACGTCGGCCCGCAGATTGAAGGCCGAGGTCTCGTCCACATAGGTGCGGGCCGCGTCCTCGATCATCGAGTCGGGCAGCCCGGTCCGGTTGTCGAGGATGATCCCGTCGGGACCGGCCTCTCCATCGAGGAACCCCTGCTCCACCCCCGGCGGCAGGATCAGCTCTTCGGGGGTGATGTCCACCCTCCTAATTTACGAGGGCGCCCGCTTAGCGCTGTATGTTCGGCCCCTTAATGACCGCAACCACCGGGATTAGCCAGTGGCTGCGGCGGCACGACCCCGCGAGCACATGCCAGCCGGTAGTAGAATCTACTACCGCGAGCCGGGAACACGCCACGCCCTCCCTGCCGAGACCGCTTCGGCGGGTACGCGGGGACTGTCCAGGGCAAGATAGACGCTCAGCAACCCACCCGATCGGGGTTGAGCCTCTCTTCTGCGGGGGTCGGGCCGGCTCGCTTTACGGTGCCGGACCGACCGGGCAGCCGGCTTCGCGCCATGCCTGCATGTGGGCCTCGTACTCGGGGCGGCCGGCCAGCGGCTTCGACGGCTTCACACCGCCGTCGATCGCTCGTAGCCTGGCGACCCGCGCCGGATGGCCCTGCGGCTTGCGCTTGCGCTTCTTACCCACTCGTGAAGGCGCCGTTCTGGAGGTGCCCGTGGTAGTCGCCGGCGACGATCGACGGGGAGACCGTGAGATTGGGCACCGTCCCTGTGCGCTCCCAGTGGCCGCCACCGGTGGCTTTGTCGTCGATGCACCAGACCGCGCCGTTCGGGCAGACCGCAGAGACGGCGAGCCCGTCCTCTTTTCGCAGCTCCGGCCGCCAGTAGGTGTCGAACATCGCGCCCGGCGTCGGCTGGCGTTCGTAGGCAGGGCTGGTCCAAGCCCGGCGCCCGTCGGCGCTTTCGTAGATCGGCTCCTGGTTGACCTGCCAGTGATCCTCCTCGGTGAACTCGTAGCCGCAGGCGCAATGAGTCGGCCAGCGCTCATCGCCGGCGTAATCGGCCACGTCGATCGAGGCCACGTAGCGGCCACCATCGTCTCCACTGGCCCAGCGAACATCGAAGTTCTCGCCGATCTCACAGTCCGCGTTGTGATAGCCGCGAACGGGGTCGGCTGAACATGGCTCCTCGCCGCGGTGATAGCGCCGCAGCGTCCGCAGAGCCTTCCCGTTGGGCTCGACCCAGAAGCACTCCACGCCCTCGTAGGGCATTAGTACACCAACCCCGCTGCGACCTTGCGATCCATCCCTCCTAATTTACGAGCCGGTCAACATTGTGTACGCGCGACTGGCCGCAGCATCGTCGCGCTCCAGGCGCCGGGTCTGGTTCCCGACCTGACGCAGGAGCTTGATGCATCGCCGCCGACTGAAGAACAGATCGCGGTTCACTTCCCGCTTGGCTTCATCAATCTCCTGTGTGCTTTTCGGCTTGCCGCGTAGGTATACCTCGTAGCCCTCGACATCGCGCCATTCCTCGTCGATCAGCTCGTAAGCGTCCTCCAGAGTGAGCCGCGCCTCTTCGAGCACACCACGGGCTCGGGCCGTTTCGAGCAGGTAGTCTTCGAGGGCACTGATCTTCTCCGCCACTGGTGGGTCCTCGGGGAACTCCGGCATCCGCAGGCGTGACACCACGTGGAGCTGTTCTTGAACCTCCTCGTAGGTCATCCGATCAAGTCCAGTACATCCTCGGCCTCCTCACCCTCCAACTCCTCCTCGATCTTGCCGGCGCGCTCGGCCATCGCGCCCGCGCGGAAGGAGTCAAGGATGTGGAAGGCGTTTGGCTTCTTGCCCCGGCGCTCACCGACAGCTTTCACCCGCTGGTGGGTCTCACCCTGCATGTCGCCGACTACATCGGGATCGAATGGCAACAAGAGCTTACCGGTGTCGATCCACTCAGCCACATACCGGGTACTGGCCTCGATCATCGGCATCGTCGTGACGAGGCGCTTCTCTCCGCTCAGTGGGTCAACCTCTTCCTTCACCGCCGAGCCGTACTGGTCGCGCATCTGCCCCTTGTTGTCCTCGGTAACGAAGTCTTTCTCCACACCAACCGGGACGGCAGCGTTGAAGAAGTATCCCCGACTGACCTCTAGCAGATGCTGGGGCGCGGCCTCGTCATCTTCCATCTCCTGGTACATCGGGAAGCCGAGTCCAGTCACGTCCATACCGAAGCTCATTAGCTTGTTGCCGAGGTGAAAGGCGAGTGCATAGGTGGCCGCCCTGATCTGCTTCGGCCGCAGCCGCCATAGTTCGTAACACCGGATCAGTTTGAGCCTGTCCTTGCCGCTGATCTTCTCAGCGGAGAAGAGACTGATGACGGTCGGCGCAGTGGTGAGACCTACATCCATGCCAGCGTGAACCGGTCCGAATCCACTGGGCAATTCGAGGATGTCACCCATCGGCATGTCAAGCTCCTCGATGTCCTCGGCGTGAATCTTCTGTCGGATGTAGTGGTTCTGGTTGTAGTCACTTTCGCGATCCTGATCGACCGAGGCCATCAACCGCGACATGACGAAGAACGGGCTCGCCGGCGCCCCTGCCTCACCGAGGATGTTGCGGCGATAGTCAGGGGCGTTGGTTCCCCCGTAGGCCGCGATCGCAGCGTCCTTCTCGGCTTTGCTCCAGTTCTTGGCCTGGAGTTTGGTGACCGAGATCAGCTTGAACGAGCCCTCGTTGATTCTCTTGTAGAAGCCCGACTCGCGCGCGCCCGAGTGCACTCCGTAGAACCAGTAGGTGAAGTCCGGGTTGCCGTCTACGTCCTGATGGTCCTTTTCGACGGTCTCATGCACCTCGGTCCAGCCGCGCTCAGGATAGTCCTGGGCCTCCTCCATCCGCAGATGTGGTTGATGCTGGCCCTTGACGCCGGTGCCGGTGAGACGTGGGATGCGGCCGACGATCTTGGTCCCGTCGAGGAAGTCCACACCGAACGGTTTGTGTGTGAACCCCGTCTTGCCCCCCCGCACGTCGAGGAATTCGCGGGTCAGCCTGGTGTCACGGATGCGGTCCTCGATCGCGTCTGTGACCGGGTGGAGGTGGATCAGCTCCGGTGCGGTGACGAGCATGTTCTCCGCGATGCATTTGAACGGGTGAGAGAAGGCGGCGCCCTTGATGCTCTCGGTCTTCCCCACCGACCGGGCGCAGGCATACCCGGCGTAGGTATCGGTCGTCCGCCACAGGGGATACTGGTAATCCCACACCCGGTAGAGACCGCCATAGTCATGGTTGGTCGGATGATCCCAGAGCAACTCGGCTGCGAAGATAGGGTCGATCAGTAGCGAGTAGAGCAGCAAGTCTTCTTCGTCGAGATCGAAGTCACCCTCCGTGACGAAGCCGGTGAACCCCTCGATCTCACCAAGAGGCGCCTCGTCCTCCCAGAAGTCGAAGGTTTCACTCATACCGGCGGCGGGGTCTGCTTGTAGCCGCGGTAGGGAATGCTTTTGTCGCCGTTGGTCGCCAGGTCACCCTCGGTGATCGTGTGGGCGACGCCTTCCTCACACCGGATCACACCGCCGAAGCGCTCGACGTACTCTTTCCACTTCCACCACACGTCGGCCCGAAGGAACCCCCACGCCCGCCGCTCTGGCCCCATCACGACCAGAGTCCAGGCGCCTCTCTCGTCGGTCTCGGTGATGTGCATGTGAGTTGCTCGGCGGAAGCGCAGCTCACCGCGGCCGAGCCACTCGATCGTCGGAACCACCTTGCCGCCGTAGTTCTCCCACTCGGTGTTGAAGTAGCCGCCCGTGAGGATCAGAGTGATGAAGTCGCGCGGGTGGTCGTGCGGGTCGGCATCGGTGACGTTCGGCGGAAAGCAGTGGATCATCGCCTTGAACCAGGGCCGTTCGCGCGGGCCGATCTTCAGGAATTCCCATCGCATCATCAGCGGGCACTCCTCCTGGCCGATGTACTCGGTGACGCATACCCACCGGAGCAGTCGCACTAGTCCCGAGCGAATATATTTCCTCACAACTTTCCTCCAAATAGTTTCGACTGAGATTTCGCGAACTGTTTGTCGAACTCCTCGATCTCCTTCAACTCGCCCTCAGCCCATGCGCATATCTTCTCCGGCGAGATGTCATGGTACTTCTTGTCCTCGTCGTCGCCGTTCTTCAACAAACGCAGGCGCCAGCGGAGTTCATTGCTGAAGGATTCGTATTTAAATACACGTTTGTGGATATGCACGCCCATCCTGTGCGCTGCGCGCTTTAGGTTGGAAATGTACGCTGACACTGATTCTTGATTCCCGGCATCGCGAGATTTCTTGTCGATGCCGAGAGCTTTCTCCGTGTCGCGAATATCCTTCGTCGCCTCGGAAATAACCTTCGTGATCGCAGCTCGATCCGTGGGTTTCAGTTCTTTGCGTTCGTACTCGCCCGTAGGGACGCCGCCGGCATCGCGCAGGGGGATCATCCCGCTCATGTCTTGCTGGGCTCTGTGCAGCGCGAGAGCCTGGCTGAGGATGGAACCTAGGAGGACAAGCTCGCTCTGTCGGGTGAGGCGATAATCGCGTTTGTACGCCTTCGCCATCTCTTCGTAGAGATCGACCTCCTCCTGCGAGCGCAGAATGAGTTTGCCGCCGGCGGGGGCTTCAACCTCGAAAGTGTCCGGTACGCTCACGCTCTGCCCATTCCTCCAGTCGGGGGTCGTCGCCATCGTACTTCTGCCGGAGGTAGTCAAAAGCGCGAGCGCCCAGTTTTTCGAACGCGAACTCGTAATTTGACTA